TCCCTGTTTTCGGGCAGGTTGCCGCCCGATTCGTCGGTCTGCTCACCGCTCTCGCTTAACGGTATGCCCCCCTCCTTGTTCGTCGGTCTGCCGCCCGCCGTCGTCTGCGTGTGCGACGACGGAGGCACCGTCAGGCTGTCCCATATATCGCGGTACACCACGTTTTCCATATAGTGTTGCCCCAGTAACGCCATCGGGTCCTTCCCCCGCGCCGCCTCCAACTCGAATTTGTCCACCGCGCCCGACTGGCTCTGTTTCAACAGCCCGCTTATAACCTCCTCCTCGTTGAACACATTCATGTGCAGTATCCTATACCCGAAATCATACCCGTTGTAACCGTAGTACCCCTCATACTTCATTTTCAGGTTGATACTCTCCGATATTTGGTCGTATATCGAGAACACTTTCGACGATGCGAACTCTATCGCGCGTTTCATTTCCGCCCCGGAGTTTGCTCCCCCGAAGTTCGGCTTACCCGTTTCGTCACCGAACGCCTCGATTGTGTTCTTCAAATGCCCCCGCTCCGTCGCCGTACTCTTCGCCGTCGGCAGCACCGACAGTTTCATCGGCGTCGGCAGCACCGTCGAGTCTTTACCCAGCAAATCCGTTATTCCCTCCGCGAACTTCCTGATTATCTCGTCCGTGAAAAGTATATCGTCGTGGGTTTTTGCGTCGTGCGGTATCAGCATCTCTATCAGGTTGACTACGTCCTGTTCGGAACGCAGTATGCCGAGCTTTTTGGCTTTCATCAGGTCGACGATCAGCGCTATCACATATGTGAACGGCGGCAGTATATGCGCTATATGGTCGTTGTACTTGAAGCACAGCGACTTTTCGAACGGCACGGGCGCCAACGCGTCATCGCCCGCCCTGCCCTTGTAACGGCTGACAAGCGACGCTATCTCGCGCGGCATTTTCTCTACGCTCCTCTGCGGTATCCTCGGCGTATTCAGCTTGAACGTCCAGCACCCGTTTGCCTTAGACAGCGCGCACCAGTTCTGCGGGAAATAGTATACCGCGCTGTTGTCTTCCTTTTCAAGCCAGTAGCCGCAAACGACGTCCTCGAGGTGCATTTTCAGCAGTATGCGCTTGAACTCCCTGCCCAGGTTCAGGCTGTGCGCCCTCGCCGCATACGCCGCAAAACTCTTTTCTATTTTGTCAGGCTTCAGCTTTTTGTAGTTGATATTGGTGAACCTTGCGTCAACAGTCCAGCGGTACAGCGCGGGCTCGACGTAATACTGTATGAGTTCGCGGAAAAAACCGTGGCATATATACATAGCGTTGCACACGTCGGCGAGTTCAGCCGCATACATTACGGGGTCGGCAAGGTATCGTTCCAAATCAGTCAGGGTATAATTTTTTATTTTGTAGTCCGCGAACGGGTTGACGGCGTTCAGCTTTTTGAATAACGCTATTACATCATTATAATGAAAATTTCTATTGAAATTTTCATTTCCCCGTTTCTGTTCCGGCGTAAGTTTATCAGATTCCGCCCGCGCCGGTGCGGGCTTTTTTTGTTTTGTTGTCTTTATTGTTTTCACTCCCCCCTGATTAACGTTCGGCACAAAAAGAAAAAACGGCGCAATTACGCGCCGCGATAAGAAAAGTTTCCCCAAATGGAAATTTCCTTTGGTTCTATTTTTTTTTTTTTTTTTTTTTTTTTTTTTTTTTTTTTTTTTTTTTTTTTTTTTGAAAAAATTTGTAAATAAATTATGAAGTTTCGCGAAATGTATTGACAAATGCAACTACATATGATATAATATATACATGAAAGGAGGTGTACGCAGTGGAGCTTGAAGATATAATAAAATATCTTACGGCGGTCTGGTTAGTAATCCAAATAATCGCGAAATTAAAGGAAATATTTACAAAAACAAAACCGCCGAAAGACAAGCGCAAAAACAAGCGGGGAAAAAAATAAATTCCCCGCCCCCCACAGGGGGCGTTAAGAAAAATCGCGCCGTAATTTTTCTTTTATTATTATATCACACTGCAAGCAAAAATGAAATACCTGAACGATATTTTTACAATATTTTTATTATTAGTCGTCATTTTGAAAATAATTGATTTCAACAATCTTTCATGGCTTGATATTCTGATTATAGTATTATTTATAGTCAGCGGAATATTATCTGCCGTGAAAATGAAAAGAAAGGAAAAATAACAATGGCTGGGGCAAAAAAAACCGAATATCTGCAGATACGGATAAGCGAGACCGTAAAAGATATGCTGAAAGAGAAAGCGGACAAAACGGGAATGAACGTAAGCGAATATGTCCGTTTGCTCATACTGGAAGACGTTCGCAAAACCTTTAATTTAACACACAAGCAATCCCCTGTTGATTAGCAGGGGATTAGCTTTTGGTTCTATACCAAAAATCCATACTCGTAAACTTTCGGCGCGATATTTTGAACCCGCAGTATTTTTATATCTTCGCGCAAACCTTCTATCAATCCCTGATATTTAGCGTCGGGGCTTTTCGCATTCATTTTGCCCTTATTGTTACGCCCCTGAAAAAACGCGCGTATATCATATAACGCCGCATTGCAGTTATACGCGCTTCTGCCGTCCGCGCCCCACCCTTTTCGCTCGTGGTAATATCTGAAAATCTCAAGGGCTTTATTGTAAACCGCCCTTGCTTCAGCTGTCAATGCTTCGGGGATATTTCGTTCAGATAAATATGTATACACAGTGTCAAACTGAAATTCTTCTTCGCTGCCGCACTGTTCTTCCGAAAACGGTATCCAATGGTTTTCGCCGTGTTCGGCTGATATATGGTTTTGTCCGTCGAAAATCGTGTAAATCAGGCAGTCATTCACAAAATCCGCATCAAAATCTTGTGTGACGGGCGCTAAAAACTGGTCGCGGTCGTTGAGCCAATCCGCTTTGATTGCCCAGCGCACTGCAAAAAATACGCAAACCTTATCTAAATTTGTGTTGGAAATATTAACTTTGGTATAATGCCCTTTATATATTCTGTTTTCAACGGAAGTCAAACTTTGTTGTTGAAAGTCACTCGCCGTCCAATTTAAACTGCCGATATTTTCGTCGCTGTTATATTTTATCATCCAAGGGCTGATTAATTCTTTGCCGTCATAATTTAAAATATATTTATTCCGTTCCTTTTCGACTTTTTTATTGTAAACAGCCGCTTCGATATTTTCAAACGGCTCTTTAATTTTCGTGTCCCATATTTTAAACCCTATTGGGAAATTGCCTTCAACATTGTCAAACATTTCGGCGGGAACAATAAAACAACTTAATAATTTTGCCTGAAAATGTCTCCTCGCCGTTCTGAATTTGGGCGCGAACAATAATTTCAACTTGGAAAATTCCGCAATATAACAATCCCCAAGCTCGCAGTAAATACGAATGAGAAACTGCATAAACAACTCGTTTGCCGCTCCTTCGAGTTTTTCTGAATATTGCTCTTTCACGCGCGTATCGCTTGAACCTGCCTTTTTGCCCTTAGTTTTTAAAATGTTCGCGCTGCTGTCTGTATAAGGCGGATTTATCAGCACGATTAATTTTCCGCGCTCTTCGGGTGATTCTATGATTTTACGCAATTTTTCAGGCAGTTTATCAAAACTGTCGTTCAAAAAGTCAAACTGAAATGCGTTCTCTTTGAAAATCAAGCCCTTTAAAATCTCGTGGATTATCCTTACATCGCTTTCGTCGATTGTGCTTGCGAATAAGTTTTTGCGGTTTGTCAGCCCTGCGAGCAAATTCCCCGTCCCGCAGGCGCAGTCCCAAACGTAATAGTTTTTCTGCCAGTCTTTGCCTAATACCGCCTCTATTGCTTCATGGGCTTTTTCGACTAAAACCGGCGGCGTGAAAAACGCGCCTTTCTGTCCCATAATATCGTGGGGTACCAATAAATCCTTGCGCTCCAATATCTCGTTATACGGCGTTATTTTTTCGTCCGGTATTTTTGCCGAACGCGGCGGACGTTTATATTTACCCCAGAAATTCCGGTGCGCCTCGTGCTTATCTTTGAAATCATACGGAGTAATAGACTTCGCGCCTATATTTTCGCCCACCCTGTATTCCCCGTTCCTGAAAATGACTTTCATCTCCGCAATTTCAGTGTTGCCGGTTTCCGCATCGCCGTAAACATCAGCGAGAAAAAAGTCGGACGGATACACGCCGTTTTGCTGTAAATCTTTCCACTCGTTTTCGCTGACTGCGATCTGCGGCTTAACTTCGTCCATCCAGATATTGAATATGCGCTGAAGGTTTGTCAGCGTTATCTCAAGCCCATCGCCTGAACCTTCGAACAGCGTTAGCTGCTCCCCGTCCCTGCCTATATTTTTTTTGACATAATCTTTTAATTCCTCTACCCCCTCCGGGGTTTTCACATGAAATGTGGAACGCGGGTTTGCCGTGGCTTCTACAATTTTTTGAAATTTTTTGAATTCCGCGCCGCTGTGGTTCGACGGCGTAATACCCCAGTCGGCTACGCCCCGGTTGTACAGCCCGATAAAATCGGCAAAGTTGAAAAACGCGAATGTTTCCGGGTCGAAACAGCCGATCAACGGGGGCGGCGTAATTTCCCCGGACTGGTATGTTTTTTTCGCCGTCAGCAATAATTGCGTCAGCATGGCATAAATATCAGTTTTTTTATTTTTCGTTTCAGCCCAGAACAAATGCTTTTCGTCGTTGTTTTTGTCCGCGATTACAAAATCTATTTTCGATGCGCCGTAATTGGGGATATAGTTCAGCTTGAGGAAAACCTCGTTGGCGACAGCCTGCTTATACGCTTCTTCAGACATATTTGTTTTGTAAATCATTTTTTTCACGTCCTGTTATTTTTTCATCTTTTTTATTTTTTATCGGAATTTTTTCCCAAATCTTTACACTGTTATCATAGTGGGATTTGCCAATTATACCGATTTTCCACTTTTTTACCCGTACAAATCGGCTTTTTTGCCGTATGATAGTATTTTCTCGGCGTCTATACTCGGCTTCTGCCTGACTACAAGGTTGCTCCGCCGTTTCATCAGCAGCGCAAAGGCCGCCATGGCAGCTGTGTCATTCTGTTACTTCTATTAAACAAACGTTCAACTTCGTCGTAATATTTGTTTAATATTTAACCTACATTATATATTTCCATACAACATCATTATTTTGTTTGGTTTTATTTATACATCTATTTCTTATATATCCTTTGCCAAGATTGTTTTTAACCCCAGCTTCGTGAATAGACTCGTATGTATTAAGCAATTTTCCGTATTTGTTATATTTTCCCACTTTTCTTCTGTTTTTTATGGCTTTATAATTATGGTTAATTTTTTTGTCATTTTCAAATTGTTCTTTATTGTAATTGTCTGTATATCTCCATATAAAACCACCTGAAGTTTTGCGTTCAAACTTACAAACCATAGTCACAGAAGTATGGTCAAAATTGCCGTCTTTTCCTATTTCATAAGCACTATCCCAAAGTTTAATTAAATTCATTTGTAAATCATATTGTGAGATTCTTTTGGGCAAACTAATACCTTTAGTCAAATAATATTCAAAATTTACAGTATCTTTATCTTCTTCATAAATCCATATAAAACTGCCGACTGATTTGATTCGGTTTCGGCGTTCACAACATGTTTTAATTGCTAATGAATATAAACCAAGCGATTTCGCCGCCTGCGCCCCGCTTTCCCATCTACAAATGAAATTCCCATTTCTATCATATTGTAAAACTGGTTTAGGATTCTGAACTTGCCTCATTTTACGTATTTCTTCCTCGCTATGTTTATATCCTCTGCAACCAGCGCCGCCTATGGATTGATTATACCCTTTTTTAAACGAATTATAAAATTCAATCCAGTATATTTCTCTTTCATTTATTATTTGAAGATCGCATTCCTCTAAAATTATATATTCAAATTTGCCTCCGCCATATTTATTCCAGGATGCTTGTAAATGCCTGTTTGCATGACGTTTCCTATTTAAATCGGCTTTATGTCTGTTCCATCGATAATGTAAATCATTTGTCTGCCCAATGTATCGTTTTTTATTTACTTTATTAATTATACAATATATACCGGAATTGTACTTATTAAAATTTGAGCCTTTTATCATATATTTAGCTGATTGTTTCACCGCCTTAGTTTTTAATGATGCGTTCATATGATTTTGTATGATGTAATGTAGGCGGAAATGGTACTTCCGAGAGTGTCTTTACACTCGACCATTTCTCTCGCGTTTTACTTTAAGGTTATATCGCGAGTTCAGACTATCGCATCGCCATTATAAATGACGTCCCCTTGTTTAGTCGTTCAGGCTGCATTTAAGCTTGCCCCTTGTTTCCCACCTCTGGGGTTCCAAGTCAATTAAAGGGGATTTTTCAAAGCGGATTATGTATTATTCCGCTACGTTCCCATACATTTTAGGAACGGTCATCTCCCATAGTGTTTTTCTTGTCTTTCGCCAACTCGTACTGCACACCGCCGTTCGCCGTCTCCGTCCGGCACATATATATCATTTCGTTCTTCATCAGGTTTATCTGCACCAGCGCCGATATTTCCTCGTAGCTTAACTTGTACTCCTCAAACTCCCCCTTACGGTTCTCTATCAGCAGGTACTCCGTGTTGTCGTACTCCGTGAAATTTATCAGGTTCAGCCTCGTCATTTTTTCCAGCGCGTCGTATATTATCTTTTTGTGCCCCTGCGGGTCAATCAGACGGACTATCGGCACGGCGTTCTTGTATTTTTTCCGCGCCGTCTCGTATGCCTTGTGTTCAGGGTCGATTATACCCCTGCGTTTCACCCCGTACCTGTCAACCCAGTCCTCCATCAACTGGTCCGCCACTGCGGACACTCCGCCGCCGCCCGCTCCCGCGTCTATGTAGAACTCTATGTTCTCCCAGTCCGCCGCCTGCTCACCGTTATACCTTATCATCGTCTCTTTTATCACCCCCAGCTGTTCGTTCATCGGCAGCGGCGTCTTTTTCCTGCTCTCGCGGTCCGCCATCGATATGACGTTTTCTGCCTGTAACCTGTACCCCGTGTTTTTGTCCTCGATTAGCTGGAACACGCTCAGGATACTCCCGTCGAAGTTGCGCGCCGGGTCGTAGCACAGTATGAACTTTTTGCCACCCGTGTCGTTCATCAGCAGCGGTTTGCGCGACGTTGAGTTCTGTATTATCGTCTCCATTCGCACCACCGCGTTCTCCCCCGTGCCCCGCCTGAACTTGTTGAACAGTTCCCGCTCCGCCAAATCAGGGTCCTCCTCTATCAGCTTTTCGATTTTGTCGCGCGTCAGGTGCGACTTTATCTTCTCCCCGTTGATCGTAGAGTGGTCCAGCACGTCGTTCGCGTTTATGTCGCACACAAAATAATTCCTGTTGCCCGCTATCATCTTTTTGGCAAACGTTTTGTACTTGTCGTAAAACGGGTAGCTTACGTCGGACGCCGACGATGTGTACATAAGCTGCAATGGCATCTGCAGCGGGTCGTACCCTACGATTTTGGACGTGGTCGTGCTGAAATCAGTCTCCACGTTCGCGTAGTTTTCGACTACGGCGAGTTCGTCGGCGGTTTTCCAGCCAACCTCGTTGAACCATACCGAGCCCCTTTCGCCCCTC